AATGAACCATTTATATAAATTAAAACAAAGGATAAAAAATGATTAAAGAATTTACACTAACAAGAGCACTGGTTGAATTAAAGTTATATGACTCAAAAATTCAAAAAGCAATTCAAGAGTTGAAACCTGTTTCATATAGTATTAATAAAATAGTTGTTGATTACAGACAAACAGCGGATGAATTTGTTAAAAATTATAATGCTCAAATGCAAAGTATTCAGGATTTAAGAAACAATAAAGTAATTCTTAAAAACGCTCTTATGAAAGCAAATGCTGAAACTAAGTTAAAAATTGGTGAGAAAGAATATACTATATTAGAAGCTCTTAATAGAAAAACTGATATTCAAACAGAACAATATTTAATTAATACTTTAAAACAGCACTTAAATGCTGCTGTTTTAAAAAGTAATCAAATTAAAGATGCAGTTGAAAGTAATATTGAAAAAACTATTAATTCAAAAAGCAGTAGTTCAGGGAATCAGTCAAAGGATTATATTCAAACTGTAAGAGAATCTTATAAAGATCAATTACCAGAATTAGTTAATGCTGATGTTGTTGAAAAGTTAGTTAAAGAAAAAGAAGAAGAAATTGCTGAATTTATTTCAGAAGTTGACTTTGCTTTAAGTGAGGTTAATGCTATTACAAAAATTTCTGTAGATTTTAAATAATTGCAGAAATTTTAATATATTCTTTAAATAAAGAATATATTATAATAACTTAATTTAAAAATTAAGGAAATAAAATGAAGGAATATAGCTATGGAATATGTCCATATATTGAAAAGAACAATAAAACGTATATATTACTAATACAACCAAAAGGACATAAAGAATGGGGATTTTGTAAAGGTAAAATAGAAGTTAATGAAACAAAGAAAGAATGTGCCATTAGAGAAACATTGGAAGAAATAGGTTTAAAATTAGAAGAAAATATATTAGAAGATTATTTTGAACAATATAACAAAAGGAAAGATATAGGTATCTTTTTAATAAATTTAAATAACTTAAATTTAAATACAAAATTTTCATTAAATGAAAAAGAAGTACATAAAATTAAATTATTTGACATTGAGTCTGATATAGAAATATATAAGAATCAAAAAAATATCTTAAAAGAAATAGAAAAACATTTTAAAAGAGGTTGAAAAATCAACCTCCTAAATATAATTGTGCAGCTGATATAACTAGTGATATTATTGTTGGTAAACCAACAGTAAGAGCTATAACTTTAGTTTTAGTTTCTATAACTAATCCTCTTATATCTTCAACTTTCAATTTGAGTTTTTCGAGCGAATCTTTAAGATCTTTTATTTCTTCAATAACATATATTCTATATGCAGCCCAATCATGTGTATCTGTATCTAAACTCATAATTCACCTCTTAGGCTTCGAATTTATATTTATCCAATTCCTTTAATATAACTGAAGAGTAACAATTCGTTTGTGCCCCGCATTCATTTTTAAGAACAGCGTCTCTAATAGATGTGTACCATTCAGTAACATCACGACCAGTTCCAACAGTACCTACAACCTTACCATTTTTATAAAACGGCGCTTTATAAACCTCTAAGTACAATTCTTTACCGTTAATTAAACCCCATTCGAGAAATCTTTCTTTTTTAAGTTTATCTAAAACCACTAAATCAGAATTTCCGCAAACTTCACCAAAAGTATAATTTTCGTCACCAAGCTTTTCTTTACATATTTTTGTTATTTCTAGGTCAGTTTTACCAATTACTGAATTATAATCTAAACCATAAAATAAACCTTTTAATATACTATTATTTGCATAAATATATTTACCGTTTATATCTTTTGACCACATCATATCAGGGATAGTGTCACCAATAGATAATATTAAAATCTTATAATCTTCTGCTTTGATTCGTGCTTTTTCTAATTCTAGTTCTAAAATTTGTGTTCTAGTTTGGTCTTTTTCAATCTCTTCTAGAATTTTTTCTAGTTTGGATTCAATTTCTCCATAAATAAGTGAACCTAGATATTCTAAACATTTTTTAAATATATTCATGTTTACCCTTGATTATAAATTAATATAATTAACCCATACCTACACTTATTTAAATACAATTTTTATTGATATTTTAAACATAAATGCGTTTTATTTTTATCGTTTAATTGTATTTTTATTATTTATATTTTTTAGTTATAAATATTTTAAAAAAGGATTAAAAATGTTTTACACAATAGATGAATATTATGATGTTAATTTTTACAACCAAGCAAAAGAAGCATTAAAAAATAATAATATTGAATTTTCTGAGTTTTTAGAAATAAAAAATCCTTACAGATGGTTTTTTAAACTACCCGATAATATAAAACCCATAATGGTTAATTACGATGAAGTAGTCAAAAATAGATTTATCGTAAGAAAAGTGGTTGCTCTTAGAACTAATGAAGAATATCTTTTACAACGTAGAGGTAGTTCAGAAGGAGCTAATATTACGAGATATATTTACAATGACGCTTTTGAAGCAGCAAAGGATTATGGATTATTTTTTAATATAAAAAATAAAGAAGAACTTTTAAGAATTTCAAAAGAATACCCAGGAAAAATATATTATTTTGGGAAATACTATGGGAATAGATTTAGAGTTTGTTTAGTAAATAACCCTATGATTAAAAACTACATTAATCAAGATCAAATATTATTAGAAAAAACACCAGATATGAAAGAACCAGGGAGATTCGAGGCAGAATTTAATTTTAGAGTATTAAAACAAAATGATTATATATATAAAACAATAGAAACAATATACGCTGAAAATGGTGTTATTGTTAGGCCTAAAGTTTTTGATACTACAAATGCAAAATATTTTATTTGAAAGGTTATTATGAAAACACTTCAAGATTATACTAATGAAAAATTAAAAGATAGTGCTTTATATGATATTAAAATGATATGTTATGAATACCTTGAAAATAGTGATTTAATTTTAGACATATTAGATGAGCATATTATTTTGTGTTATGAAATGGTAACAAATGAGTTTAATGAAATATCAAATTTAAAAAATTCATTAAAAATAAAAGATTATAATTCACCATTTTATGAAATATATTCAAATTTGGATAATCTGATAATGGCTGAAAATTTATTAACTTCAGATAATAAAATGATACTTTTAGAAATATCTAAAGATATTAATTATTTAATTGATGTATTATCTTTTTGCCACTTTACATTATTTAAAATTATAAAAGAAAGAAACATATTATAAAAAAATTAATATATAATTATATATAATAAAATAAAAAGGAAATAAATGACTGAATTTGAACCTATTGTTCTTAAAAATTTGTTAAAAAATTCGACTTATTTTTCAAAATGCTTAGGTATATTAGAACCTAAATATTTTAAAAATATAGGGAATTCTGAACTTTTTAAATTGATAAAAAATTATTATTTAACTTATAAAAGTATACCTAACAGTACTGAAATTATTGCAAGTGTTAAAAATGTTCAAAATGCTGAAATAAGAAATAGTATTATTGAGAGTTCTAAAGAAATGCAAAATGTTGAACTTGTAAGCACTGATTTTTTAATTGACGAAACAGTTAAATGGGTAAAAGATTCTTTATATTTAGAAGCTCTTATGATAGGTTCTGATGGTTTAACAAAAAAAGATGATTCTATGAAATTAAAAGCTCAAAGAATACTTGAAGAAATGCATAAAGTTAGTGTCGATTCTGATTTAGGATTATCTTTTGATGATATTGAAGCTATGATTGCTTATTACCAAGAAAGAAATATAGGTATTAAAACACAACATAAAGAATTTAATAAAAGATTGGGTTCTGGATTTTTACCTGGTACGTTAAATGTTTTACTTGCGGCTCAAGGAATAGGAAAATGTAGTAAAGGAACAGATACAATAAATATTTATGTTTCATCAGAAGATTATGAAAAATATAAAGAAAAACTATATGAAATTAGAAATAGAAAAAATTAAAAAACGTAAAATACTAAAAGACCAAATTTGGAACGAATACGAATTAAAACAGCTTGAAAATTTGTTAAAAAATAATAAATTTAGAGAATGCATGATTAATAATATTTTTTCTTTCAAATTATATAAATTAAAAAATTGGTCTGCTAGATATAAACGTATAAGAAAAAAACCTAACATAACAACTAAATATACTATGCTTTTACGATACGGTAAAGAAGAAACTATAATTAGATACAATATATATACTAAGAATTTGAAATACTATTTATCTAAAGAATATTTAATAGAAAAATATGGTTTAGAATTAGGTAATATAAAATATTTAAATAGAGGTAAAGCATTTAGAGACCCGTCAATACAGAGAGCAAATTCTTTAAAATGTGCAAAAAATAAAAAAGAAAATCCTGAATTGTATAAAAACATCACTCCTAATCAAATAAATTACTGGGTTAAAAGGGGATATAGTATAGATGAATCTAAATTAAAAGTTTCCGAATTTCAGAAAATGTTTTCACTTGAGATTTGTATTGAAAAATATGGAGAAAATGACGGTAAAGAAGTTTTCAATAAAAGACAAGAAAAATGGTTAAATACTTTAAATAATAAGACTGAAGAAGAAAAATTAGATATTAATTTGAGAAAAAATCCATGTATAAAAAGAAGCGGTGAGTCGAAAGAACACTTTTTAGATAGATTATCGGGCATAGGTACAAATATAATTTTTGATAACGAAGATTTAATTAAATATATAAATACAAGTTTATTAGATATAAAATGGAAATATTTAAATAAAAAGGAATTTTTAAAAAATCTACCATATATAGGAAATGCAACGCTTGATGTTAATAAATACTTGGATGAAATCGGGTTTATTTTTCCAGAAAAAAATCTAATAAGAAATGCTAGAGGAAATACTTATTTAAAAATAGATGAAGGCGTTCTAAGATCATTCTTTGAGATAGAATTTTATGAAGGTTTAAAAGAAAGAAATATTAGATTTAAATTGGATAAATCTTATGATAATAGTAATTTAAAATATGATTTTTATCTAATAGATTATGATATATACATAGAAATAGCGGGTAGTATGTATGATGAAGAATATGCAAATAAAATGTATTATAAAAATATAATGTTTGGCGCTTATATAGTTAAGCCGGAAGAAATACAAGATTTTTTAAAAAGGATAGATAATGAATTTAAACAAATTAACTGTGACGTATGAAGAACTTTTTGAATTAATGAATTTTAATAAAATTGAATATTATAAAGCACAATATTATAATAAAAATGATATTTTTGTTGAAACACCTACTGGTTTTACTGAAATTTTAGGTGGTTGTGTTAAAAATAATTTAGAAATGTTAAACATAAAATTTGATGATTTTACAGAGTGTAATGTTGCTGATGAGCATATTTTTTCATTTGATGGTGATGAGATATTTGCTAAAGATGCTGAAATTGTTGATTCTAGAAAAGGTCCACTGAATATAGTAGAAAAAACTAAAATAGGTACTTATGACGGGTATGATATAAATATAAAATCGCCGCACTGGTATTATTCTTCTAATGACGTTATATATCATAATACGTTGCTTATGAATGATTTATTTAGTGGTATGTTAAAAGACAATAAAAATGTATTAGTTGTTTCGTTGGAAATGTCTGAAAAAGAAATTATGAAAAGAGTACATGCAAACGTTTTAGATTTACCTGTTAATTCTTTAATAGATTTAGCTAAAACTGAAGGAGAAATAAAAAATATATTAGATAGAAAGGTTTTAGATAAAGAACAAGTCTTAGCAGCTTATAATGAAGTTAAAGCTAGTGGTAAATGTGGTAAATTATTTGTTAAAGATTACCCAGCAGGTTCTTTCACAGCTCTTCAATTAGAAGCTCTTGTCGAGTCTTTCAAAGTAGAAAAAGGTATTGCATTTGATATTATTTTTGTGGATTACTTAGGTATTATGAAATCTGATTTAATTTCTCCTAGTGCAGGATTATATTCTTACTTAAAAAGCATTGGTGAAGAAGTTAGGGCTACTGCTAAAAAATTGAATGTTCCGATCGTGTCGGCCTCGCAACTTAATAGGGGTGTTCATGGTAAAGAAGCTTCTGAAGTTGATAATAGTGCAATAAGTGACAGTATGGGAACTGCTATGACCGCAGATTTTCTACTATTTCTGTTACAAAATGAACAAATGAAGGAAGCTAAGGAAATTATTCTTAAATGTACTAAAAATAGGTATACTGGTAGAACTGATACTTGGATGATGAATATTGATTATGAACATATGAGATTTTCTGATATGGTTACAGAGAATTCTGTGGAACATCTTGCTCATATTGAAGCTATGAAAGAGTCCAACAAAGATGACGCTTTAGATTTCGGATTAAATATTGTAACTGCAGATAAAATTAAAAAAGCTGATGATTTTGCTACTAATGAAATAAAAGAAATAGCTAAAAAAGATATGGAAATTGTTATGAATGATTCGCAGGTTAAAAAGGATCCATTAAGTGATAGTACTGAAGATTTGTTTAAGCAACTAGGTATTTTATAGGTCTATATCTTTTAAAGACCTAGATTTTATAACTTATAGGTTTCAACAATTTTGTTGATTATTTTAATTCTTTTTCTGGATGTATAACAACATCATCTCCTTTTACAGAACAATACCAATCAATATTATATTTTTCAAGAATTTTATTTATTATTAATTTGTAAAATTCTCTTCTCTCTTTAATTTTATGATGTAAATATAATCTAGCATTTGTTTTTAAATGTTCTTTCTAAATCAATACTTGGCTGATTTAAAGTTTCTAGATTTTTCTTATTAATAAATTTCTTCCAATTGTCAATATAAACGCTTTTATTAACGTTTATAAAACTGAAGCAATTAAGCTTCAGCTCCACCTTTTCTTCTGATTTTAACAAAATGTCTACCTTTTTTAACAAAAGTTTTTCTACTTTTTTGATAAGCTTTTAATTTACTAATATTAGCTCTTCTATAAGCTCTTCTAGATGCTTTTGTTAATCTATTTTTCTTAACTCTTTCAGCTCTTTCTTTTCTTAATACAGCAGCAGATTTTTTAAAGAATTTTCTTTTCTTCTTATTTAACTTGTTTACCTTCATTACTCTACTTACAGCTTCATCTAATTCATAATCCCCATCAATTTCAACATATTCTGTTTCATCGTCGTCAGATGTAGGGAATTCTTCAGGTAACAATAAATCTAATAAGAAATTATAAGATTCAGAACCTAAATCATTAATCATCTCTAAAACATTATCTAATTCAAAATAAACATCTTCAACTTCTTCTTCAGGAGTATCAAAAAATTCAACAGCTAAAAAAGCTCCAAATTCATCAATTTCATCATCAGACATGTGTTCTAAAATATTTTGTATTTCCATATATAATGAATCATTATCTAGAACTGTTTCATTTCCTTCTAAAAGTAAAGATGGGTCTAATTCATACAAGTAATCTCTAAAATTTTTCATTTTAATTCCTTTTTATTATTATTTATATTTTGCGATTTTAAATTTAATAAATAATAATAAACTGGAGTAAATATGAAAATAAAAGAATACAATGGAATTAAAAGAACTGAGTATCCAAAATGGGCTGGATGGAAATTGTTAGATTTTTATAACTCATTAAATCTTGAATTAAAAATAGAAACTGCCGAGTTTAGAATTATCAAACTTTTAGAAGAAAATTTCAATCTTGTTAAAAAATTAGAATTTATTTTGAAATGAATGACATTTATAATAAATTATATGAATTACAGTATTTTAATAGTTTATATTTAAAAAGGTATATAAAACTAATAAACTATTATAAAAATATTCAAAATGAAATAATAGAAAAATATGAAATTCACCATATTTTACCTAAATCTTTATTTCCAGAATATAAAAATACAAAAGAAAATTTAATAAAATTACCTTATAGAGTTCATTATCTTGCTCATTTTATGTTAGCAAAAATATTTCAAGATAAAATGATTTATGCTTTTAATTCAATGTGTAATAAAAATACTAAAAATGGTAGATTAAAGAAAATTAATAGTTCTTTATATAAAACAAACAAGAAAAATTTTTCAAAAGAACATAAAGAATGGCATAAACAAGAATCTTCTATAAAGGGTTTAACTAATAGTGATTATATTGGTATGAAAACAAAAGAAACAAAAATTAGTATTTCAGAAGATTATTACACTGAAATATCTAAAAAATCTGCTGAAACAATGATGTTAACTATTCAAGATAACGGTTTAAGTATTGCTCAAAATAGAGCTTTAAAGACGGCAAAAACTATTAAAGAATCAGGATGTTTAAAAGGCATAAATTCAAGTAATACTAAAATTATTAGAATTTATGATGATAATGATATATTAATTTATGAATTTTTTGGAGATTTCTTTCAAAAATGTAAAGAATTAAAGTTACCTGAAAGGGCTCTAAAATTTTCATATTTAAATAATTCAGAACCTTTATATCAATCTAAATTTGGTAAGTCTACTGCTAAAAGATTAGGATTTGAAAAATATATAGGATGGAGAGCAGAAATGGTTGGAAGAACCAGAGATTTCATTTAATAAAATCCGTCTGGTTCCATAATATATCCATTATAGTCTGGAGTATTTTGCAATAAAATATCTTCACTTGGTAAATCATCAAAATCCCCAATTATAATAATATCATCAATATTAACAAGTTCACTTTCTTGTTGTTCATCGAAAATAGTTTTTATTAATAATTTAATATCTTCAAAGTTTTTTGTATCTATAAATGGTGCAAAACATAATGCGAGAGACATAACTAAATCATCGTGACAACTTTCATCAGCTTGATATTTATTATTAACTAAAATAAATTGATATAATTCAGAAATAGTTTTTGAGTCATTTATTTCTAATCTATTATTCTCTATAAATAATTTCATATTTTGTAATATTTGTTTTCTACTTTTTGTAGTTGTTCTAAACCCAGGATATTTTTTCTTGGATCCTTGCTTTTTATCAAAATACATATTTGTATATTCATATATATTATATAACATGTCGGCAACGCTTTGACCCGATCCCTCGTTATTTTCAATAATTAAATATGCATTATTGAAATATTCAGCCCATTCTAAAAGATATTCAGGCATCAGAATATATTCTATTTGTAAGTTAGCACAAGCAACTTGCTTAAACTCTAAATTATATGTATCAATAATTTGAACAGCAAAAGCATCTGACCCATCTTTAGCAGGGTCCACACCTATAATATAAGAATGTCCTTTTATAGGTTTCTCATAAATTATTAATTTATTATCTTTTTTCTCTAAATAATCTTTAGAAGATAACTCTTTTAATTTATCAGCACTTATTAAAGTATAAGAAGAACCTAAGAATGAACCTTCATAATTTTGATTCCAATAAACAATTCCATCTTTTTCTATAACACTTTGTTTAAATTCTTCTGGGGTTAATCTTTGACCTCTTGAATTAAATCTAGGTACATCTCTCCAATCAACTTCATAATTTATATATCCATTTTTACCTTTTTTCTGTTTTTTCCATTTTATTATATAATATTCATCTTCTTCTTTTATAGAAATTATTTGTGATATAAATCTTAATTTTAAATGTAATTTATTATCGTTTACTTCAACTTTATCTAAATCTATATCTTTTATATACATATGTTGTACTTTATATATTTTATCAAATTTGCTTTCTACAATATCATAATTTTCTTTTCTGGCAGTCATTATTAAATTAGAAAAATGATTAATACCATTTGCAGTTGAAATAATTATTCTTTTCTTAAATGATAAAGAAGACTGAGATGGAAAAATACTATCGGCAAATTCATTCCATACATTTTGACGTATAAAAGCACAATTATGAGATGTTATATTTGATGTTATATAGTGATTACCATTATTAACATTTATTAAGTCAAAATATTCCCTTTCTCCATTAATTATTTCTTTTTTTAAAAGTTTTCTCCCATCAATACTATGATTTATATTAATATTTGATATTTTTCTAAATATTTTACCTGATTTAGATTTACCTACATAAAACCTATGGTTTTCAGTTGTTGTTATATTTGTATTATCAGATAGAAAGCATATAATACCTACATCTTTTGTTGTTTTCTTTATTCCTTCAAATTTTTGGAATCCATTTTTAGTTAGAACCGAATAATCATCATTTAATCTAAACATATTTCACCTTCAAATAATTGTAAACCAATTCCTTTAGGAACACCCCACCTAATATGCTTATTAATAGGTTTACATGTAATTAATGTATTATATAATGTATTATATTTTATATTATTTTCATCGCAAAAATCACATAAATATCCTTTTTTTATATCAACATAAATATCTTTAATACTATTATAAACATAGTATTTTTTTGATGCAGTATTATTTCCTTTTTTATTTTTTTCACTTTTTCTTAGTGATTCAGATATTTTTTTACCTACATCAGAATTAGTATAATCATAGTTGTCAGAATGTCTACCGTTTTTAGTTCCTGATATCTTACTTCCCATGCCAAACATCGGATTATTTTCACCACGCTTGTCTTTTGTATAACATCCATTTTTTTGAGCAAAACTTTCATTAAAATATTTTTTATTTGTCACGACATTATGTAATTTTTGTATTCTCAGTTCTTCAGCAACAGCTTCTAGTCTAGTACTATGTATGCTTAAAATTCTAGTCTTAAATAGATTTTTATGATGTATTTGCTCATTATCATATATTTCTTTATATTTCTTTGAGCACACAGAACCGTTATAACCTTTTTTAATTCTTTCTATCGTTGAACTACCTATATACCATTTAGGTAATAAATCACCAGAATACATAGTTATATATGTACAAAATTTCATATAAATCCCTTTTATTATTATTTATATAATCTTTTGTAAAACTCACCTATTTTTATATCTTCTACTAATCCGGTTCTATCATTTCTAATTGTTATAATTTCATTATACTCTATACATTCATCAACAATTACAATATGACAAGTATGTCCTCTAAAACTATCAGCTGAAGTTGCATCTGTTAAAATTCTCATACTATTTTCGCTTTCTATAAATGTTTTATTCCATACTTTACAACCTAGTTTCATCCATACAGGCAATTCAATTAAAATATTTTTTGTCTTATCTAAGAACTCTCTTGACATACCTGCTTTATTTGCTGCTATTCCAATATTCATATCTTTATTGAATGCGTAAAAATGCGCTAAATATATACTAACTGTAACAGATTTTCCAGATTGTCTAGGTTGAAGAGATACTACATCTTCTAATAAGTCATCTTTTAATATATCAATAAAATTGTCCTGATATACCCTTAAATCTGGAAAATCTACTCCTTTAGGGGTTTTAATTTTTACATAATTATCTTTAAAATAATGTATATCATTTGAACACATTTCTAATTCTTCAATATGTATTGGATATAAATCTAATTTTGTAAATGGTTTTTTTAATCTTCTATTTCCATTATATGAAATTCTATTACCAAATGAATCTAGGTAATATTGTTCTGAATCTTTTGGAAAATCTAATATTTCAAGAGCAAGATGCTTACCAGGATTTCCGAAACTTCTCAATTCTTGAAGTAATTCGGAAGTTATTTGGTCTTTATTATTTTTTAAGAATTCTATTATTTCAGGTTTGAAAATTTCTTTTAGTTTTTTTTCTGCTGACATTGCCGACATATTATTCCTTTATTTTCTTAAAAAGAAATTCCTTGCTTTAAAACATAAATTTTTTAAAATCTCTTTTATTCCAAGTTTAGATTTTTGTTCTTTATTAGGTATTGTAAACATATTATCTGTGTTTTCAGATATTGTATTTAAACCAAAAATCACTATTTTAGAATTAATAACCGATTTATTTTCTTGTATTATTTCTGATACATTTAAATTTTCAGAAGCATCTAGCAATAATACATCAAATTCTTTTCCTTTTTCCAAAATACTTATTTCAGAGCTATTTGTGTTAGTATTTTTTATACTGTATTTAGATTTTTTTATTGTTTTTCTTAAAAATGTTGGTAATTCATTTAATAATAGAGATATATCACTTATAATTTCTGTATCAAAAGTTTTATTTACAGATTTCACACATATTCTTTTATTACTAAATAATAATTTATGTAATGCTATAATTTCTAATGTTTTTGTTCTATATGTTCCTCTACCAGTATTTATTTCAGATATTTTTTTATTTAAAATAAAATTTAACATATCATCTTGTATTTTTATTTTCTTTAAATTTATTAAATAATTATCTTTGAAGTAGATAATATCATTTTTACATTTTTCTACTTCTTGTTGTTGTAAGATTTTATTAATACCTTTATTTAATAATTTATTTGCTTCGATTTTACCTTCTATACTAGATACTCTTAAACTATTTAATTTTTCTAGTGTTAATTGCGTTTTACTCATATATTTTTCCCTTTTTAATTATTTATAAATTGTTTAAAAAATATTTTAAATTTATATTAACGTTGTTTAAAAAATATTTTAAATTTCAGTTTAAAAACGCTTAATTTGTTTAAAAAATATTTTAAATTTCAGTTTAAAAACGCTTAATTTGTTTAAAAAATATTTTAAATTTGCATTAATAATAAACGTGAATTTAATCAAACTTTAAACTTAATTGATATATAATTACTTAATTTAAAAATTAAGGAAAGACATGAAATATACAGAATCTCAAATCAAAGAATTTAAAAAACTAGGTTACAATGTAAATTCAAATGGACAGTTAATAAAAGAAACAAGATTACAAAAAATAATCAGAGTTTCAGATGCTGAAACAACAATGAGATCTATAGAGATTAAAAGTAGTTCATATGTTGAAAGAAGAATCGCAAATTCAAAAAGAACAGATTTTGTTAAATCAGAAACAAGAGTAGAAAATTGGTGGATAGATGAAGAAAGATTAGCAAAAGGTTTAGTAACTACTAAAAAACCAGGAGTTGATTATTCTTTATTGCCAGATGGTACAAAGGTTTGCAGATGTTGCCAAAATAGATATAAAAAATCAGATTTTTACACATCAACTAGTTCAAAAGATTGTTTGAGAACAATTTGTAAATCATGTAATAATAAACAATCAAAATCTTATTTAGCAGATAAAAAGAATAAAAAATGAAATACGATTTCTTTTTAGATTGTTCGCAACAAAAATGTAAAGAAATGTATTTTAGAAATTCTTTACGTTTAAAAGGATATAAAAATCCTTTAGAAATAGATAGTATTGAAACTTTATTAGAAAATTATGAATTAGAAGAATATTTAATTATATTACAATCAAAATATAATTATTATTTTAATAAAATAAAAGATGCGACATTAAAAGAAAAAGATGTTTCTTTTATATTAGAAAAATTATTAGAACACTCTAAAAATTCATATTTGGTCGGAGGTTGTATTAGAGATATTTTATTAGATGAAGAACCAAAAGATTTTGATTTTGTAACAGATATCTCTTATAATAAATTAAAAGAAATATTCTCATCAAGTGAATTTAAATTTAAAGAAACTGGAAACGCATTTTTAGTTTTTAATTTAAATTACAATGGTATTGGATATGAGATAGCTAATTTTAGAAAAGATAGTAAAGAGTCAGACGGTAGGAGACCTTCAGAAGTAAATGTTGGGACAATTGAAGAAGATAGATGCAGAAGAGATTTTCATATTAATAGTATATTCTGGAATCTAAATGAACTTTATATTCATAGATTTGCCTTTGAAGATATTAACAAAAGAGTTTTAAGATTTGTTGGTAATCCAGATGAAAGATTAAAAGAAGATTATTTGAGAGGCATTAGATTTTATAGATTGTTGAAAACTAAAAATTTAACACCAGATAAAGCTTCTTTATCAGCAGTTAGAAGAAACTTCGATAAAATTATGCAAGTTACTCCTCATAGAATGATGATGGAAATTGAAAAAATGGTAGGATTATGATAGAAAATATATTATTTTTATGGTGATATAGTTAAATTTCATGAAAGGGTTATATAATGAATAATAAATTAAAAAGAAATAAACGAAATTTTAAAAAAAATATGGGATCAGAAATAACAAAATTGTTTCTGAAAAACCAATAAGTAAATTAACACAAATTAAAAATGAAACATCTGGTTTTGAAAAAATTGAATTAGAAGTAAATAAAATTAAGAGAATATATTTTATTAATTAACAAAAGGAAAAGAATGAATTTAAAGAAAATAATAATTAAGAATTTTAAAAAAATTGGTTCAGAACCAGTTACCTTTGAAATTAAAAAAGGACTTAATTTAATAAAAAGTGAAGTTAATGGTACTGGTAAAACAACTCTTTTAAGTGCTATCACTTTTCTACTTTGGGGTAAAAATGGAGATACTAAAGGTAATACTAAAACAACATTGAGTACTTCAGAACTTATAAATGATATTAATAAAAAAGAATTGCTTGTTGAAGGTTACTTTGATAATGGTTATGTTATTAAAAGAGGTTTAAAACCAAATATTTTTGAAATACTTGACGAAAAGGGTGAAAATCTAGCTGACAGAAGTTCAAAAACAATTGACCAAGATTTCCTTGAAAATGAATTACTTGGTTATAATTATGAAACATTTATGAGTACTATATTTTTAAATTCTAAACCAAATAGTATACCATTCATTTATATGAGTAATACACAGAGAAAAGAATATATTGAAAAAATATTAGATTTAAGAGTTATTTATTTTTTAAATGAAAATTTAAAAACAAAGATAAATTTAAATAAATCTGAAATTGTGGATTGTTTAAAAACACTTGAATGGAATAAAGATAATTTAAATTTATTAAATGCCGAATTAAACAGACAAAAATTAGCTCAAGAAAACCAAAAGAAAGAAATTGATCAGTTCTATATTAACAAAGAAAATCAAATAAAAAATAACCAAGATAATATTAATAGTACTAAAGAAAGAATCTCTCAATTAAATAACAATTACGATAAATTAAATGAAAGTATGAATTCTGGAACCTTTACTAAAGAAATTGAAGATAAGATAAAAAATCTTCAAATAAATATAAATGAAATTCAAATTTATAATGATATAGAATTAAGTGCAGAAGATATAAATTTAAAACTAAATACTGAAAATGAAATTTTAAATTTAAAAAACAATTTAGAACAAGAAAAGAATAATCTACTTAACTTTCAAAATCAACTTGATTCATTAAATAATGATTTACAATCTAAAGATGAACAAAATCTTAAAAATACTCTAAAGATTATTGAAACAAGATTACAAGAATTACAAAATGAAGTTATTAAAAAAGAAACTCAAAAAGAAATTCACTTTAAAAATAAAGATTCATATTCAGCTTGCGGTAGTTGCCCTACACTAAGCACAATTATAGGTGTATTTGACGAAAATGAATATAATGAATATATTTTAAAAAGTAAAAACATAAAAGAGCAATTAAATACTAAGTACGATGAAATAGAAGAATCTATAAAAAGTTTAGACACTTTAAAAAATGATATTTCTTTATATAAAGATAATATTAATAATTCTAATATAAAAATAAATAAAATCCAAAATAATATTTCTTCTAAAGAAAATATTCTAAAAGATATTGAATATAAATGTCAAGAACTTAAAAATATTAAAACACAGAAAATTAAGGATCTTGAAAATCAAATTCAAATTCACGAAATCGATATACAAACAATAAATGATAAAATAAAAACAAATATTGATAATATTCTGAATGAAATAAATGATAAAAGAAATCAAATCTCTATTATAGAACAAAACATTGAAAGTATTAAAAATCAAAATCCTCCAGCTCTTATAGAAATTAATGAGCAACCGGTTAAAGATTGTCAGGAAAAAATATTGAATTTAGAAATTCAATATGATATACTCAATAATCAAAAAATTGAGTTAGATTCTCTTAAGGAAAGTATTAATAATAAAAATATTAAAGAACAAGCTCTTAAATCTTATATTCCAATTTTTGAGGAAAAAGTAAATAACTTAATAAGCAGATTTACTGAAGATGATATGTTTACTATAAAAGCTAAATTAACAGATGATTTCGATATTGTTTTTACAAAAAATGGAAAATCCCTCAATATGTTCTCTTTAAGTGAAGGTCAAAAAGCTAGTATAACATTTGCATTTACATTTGCATTTCAATTTTTATTAGATACAAAAAATCAAATAAAAGAATCTACATTATTTATTGATGAAATTTTAGATATTGCGTTGAGTTCTGGTAGATTAAATACAATTATAGAATATTTAAAAGAAGTAAGTTCTAATAAAAGTGTTTATATTATATCTCATAATTCAAATATTCAACTTGAATTATTTGATAATATTATTGATGTTAGTGTTGAAGGTGGATTTAGTAAATATAGTTTTTCAAAAGGAGATGAGTAGTGAGTATAGCAAGTAAAGTAATTATATTAGGGGATGTTCATTTTGACGTTAGCAATGGCAATCAGACTGTTTTAGATAATCAATTGAAATTTTTTACTGTTCAATTATTTCCTTATATGAAAGAAAATAATATAAAAACTATTATTCAATTAGGAGATTTAATGGATAATAGAAATAAAGTTTCAGTTAATGTATTATATTATTTAAATAAATATTTTTTTCCTTACATGAGAGATAATAATATTACGTTATACACAATTATAGGAAACCATGATATATATAATAAAGATTCAAGAGAAATACATAGTTTAGAATTATTTAAAGATTTATATGATAATTTCAAAGTAGTAGAAAATATAACAACATTAGAAATGAAAAATAAAAAATTATTATTAGTACCTTGGGTTTTACCTGATGAAAATCACAATTTTGAAGATTATTTAGATACAAATTATATATTTGGACATTTTGAAACAAATGGGGTAGAAATGGTTAACGGTATTAATTGTAATTCAAATCACGCATTTAATTTTGAATCATTTAAAGGAATACAAACATTTAGCGGACATTTTCACTTAAAAAGATATTATGATAATATTTTTTATGTTGGTACGCCAAGTCAGATAAATTGGGGCGATTATAATGAAAGTAAGGGTTTTCATGTATTGGATTTAGAAACCGATGAAATTGAATTTGTTGAGAACACTATAAGTCCTAAACATATAAAAATTATATTAAATTCAGATGAAAAGAATATTATAATATTAGGTCTTGGTGGTGAATTAAAATATAAATTAGATTCAAAATTTGATTACTCATTATTTAATAATCATAAAGCTAAAATTTTTATTGATAAAGATAATACTTTTAATAAAGGTATTATAGAAAAATTAGATAATGAATTAATTGCTTACAGAGTTGAATTGTTAGAAAAAGATGTAAAAGATGAGCAAATTGAAGAAAATCATATTCAAATTGAATTTGATGTTGTTAATGCAATAAAAAATAATATTAAAACTGACTATCAAAAACAAGTATTTAATGAAATTTATTCTGAAGCTATACTAAATCTAAAGGATTAATTTTTAAAGTTATTTTAATATTAATTATTATATAATAAAATAAAAGGAACTAAAATGCAAGATAAAATTATAAAATTCAAAATACCTTATGAACTTTTAAAAACATATTCTAAAAATGATTTAAATCCAATGAGTAAAATTGGTTATTGTTTAAAAAGTTTTTTAAATTTAGAAGAAGATGAAAAAATAGATGTTTCTAAATTGTGGGTAAATGTAAACACAGATAATACTCTAGAAGATTATTTTATTAACTACCTACAAAAACAGGGTAAAGGTAAAAAGGAGTCAAAATCTAATATAGGTTGGTATAAATTACAATTGTTTCCAGCTTGTGATTTAAATAACATTAAAAATTTAGAAGATAACTACATTTATATAATGCCAGATTTTAAAATAAAGGATAAAAAATGAATAAAGAAAACAAAGAAGATAAATTAAAAGAAATAGAAAGAGAATTTAGAAAAAACATTGCTTCAGCGTTTGAAACTTCTACATATATGAAATTAGAAGACTTTGGTTATGAAGATATTGAAGATATAGATTTTAATTCTATATATTGTGAAATTTTAGATTATATTTCTGGAGAAAGTGATAATTATAAGATTGAATTCATTGAACATAGAGGTGGAGAAGGTGATGGCGCAACTCAATATAAAGTTTATAAAATAACTAATAAAAGTACAAATGAAGAAAATTTTATGGAATTTAGTGGTAGATATAGTTCTTGGGATAGTTCTGAATATACAGATTACTATTTTGTTGAACCTAGAGAAGTGGTTGTTGTAAAATATGAAAGAATTTAAAATAAATTATATTTGAATATTTTAAATAAAGAAGTTATTTAAAAAGAATTAGTTGATTGAGAAATACATTATAATGATTTAATGTTGTTAACAAATGGTGATATCATAAATTTAAATGGAGTAGCATATTATTTAAAAAATAAAGTTGTTTATTTTCACAAATATAAAACTCAGGAAATTGATTATATTACTTTAAATGTTAAGGTTTTGTAAAAATTTAATTTATTTTTAATACTAAATATATTATAATTATGTAATTTAAAAATTAAGGAATAAAAGATGAAAAGAAAAGTTTTAAAAATTATAGCTAGAATTGATAGAGGAATTTATAAATTAGGTGATATTATATTATAAAGGATTAAAAATGTTTGTATTAAAAAGTAAATTTTATAATGTCCAAGAAGAGTTTAAGATATTTAAAGATAAAATTATGGGTAATGTTGTTGTAAATAAAGATTTAAAAAAGATTTATGATTATATATTTCCTGATGTTGTTCTAGAAAGAACTAGAAAAGATTTAAACATTAATGCAAATGAATTGCAACATATCAAAATAGATTTTTTTGATTATATGATAACAGTTCAAAAGTATAAAAATGTTGAAATGATTTCCAAAACAACAGATGCTCTTTGGCACAATCTTATTTTAGATACTGAAGCTTATTTAGATTTTTGTTTAAATTATGTTGGATTTTTTGTTCATCATAAACCACATTTAGAATCTAAAAATTTAAGTTACTCAGATATGAAAGAGTTAAGTAAAAAATATAATTCAGCAGTGTTTGATAATTTTGATTATTGGGATTATAGAAATAGAGCAACAGATAATAGTTCAGATTTGATGAATTATATTTTATTATATTCTTTATTGTCAGATAATAATTCAAGCTCAAGTTCAAACTCCAACTCATCTTGTAGTTCTAGTGGTTCTAGTAGCTCTTGCTCAAGCTCATCTTGTAGTTCTAGTGGTTCTAGTAGCTCTTGCTCAAGCTCATCTTGTAGTTCATAAGGAAATAAAATGATACCATTTAAAAGAACAGTAAAAGAAATATTAGATTTTAAATCAGATATTTATATTGATGATATTTATGAAATGAATAATTTATTTAGTTTTATGTGTTATGAAATCGGTGTAAGTTTCGATTTAAATTATAATGCCAATTTATCAAGAATTGGCGTAAATGTTAAATATGATGTTTCATATGATGGTAGAAGAGGTTCAACTTTACAAGTTCTAGAATTAGATAATATTCCTATTGCTATTTATATGGGGGCTGGTAGAGAAAATGAAGACAGAAGAAGAATATGTATCTTAGATTTAAAAAAATGTTTAGAAGTTATTGATATTGTGAAATATAGGGTCAAAACTTGCGTTTGTTTAGTTAATTTAGATACAGAAATTGAATTATTATTCTGGGAAGGAACGCCAGTGGACTTAGGAACTTTTGGAAGAGTTAAAGTTATTTAATTAGTTTTTAATGTTCTTTATAATATAATAAACATTATTAAATAAAAGGAAATAAAATGAAAATAATTAGAAAAATTGAAGATATTAATGAAGATTGTTGGTGTAGATTAACAGAAGAGAATTTTAATGCCGTTAAGAGATTAGGTATTAAAATGAGTTATGATACCTTTAATGAATATACATCTAAATGTAAGTATAATAAAAGTGATATTTTTTACATCCCTAAAGGTATTAAATATGCTAATTGGTATTTAGGGGCGAGTGCTAGGGGACAAGAAATCAAATTCGAATTAGAAGAAGAAAAATCAGAACCTAAAAATTCTTTAGAACAATATGGTTTTAAAAATCATAATAATGATTATGATGTAGAAATTCTTAAAGTTTATGAAATTAATGGACAAAAAGAATATGTTGGTGTTATTAAGTTCTTAGATGAAATTCACCCTACAAGTTGGGATTCTGAAGGTAAATCTTTAACAGATGATTGGAACTTTAATTTAGAACCTATTGAATATAAACAAAGAATTTATACTAAACCTAATAATGAAGGATTTTTACCTAAACAAAAATTCAAAGTATCTTGGACAAGAGATATGAGTTCAGCTTTAGAAAGCACAGGTTGGAGATTAGCGACAAATGAAGAAATAGAAAATTTTAAAGGAGATTTATGAATATTACACTAGAAAAACTAGAAAATATTTCTAGTACGGGAATGGCTAAATTAAGTATAACATATCAATATGTTCTTTTAGGAATTATTGCATCTGTAATAGGAGCTGGTATTGGAATAATGACTTTACCTACAATACAAGGATTAGCTTTTTTAGCTTTAATTGTTTTACAATTTGGCGCTTTGTTTTTATTTTTGTTTAAACAAAACATTCTAACTTATTTAGCTTTTACATTTATTACGGGTTTAACATTAACTCCTCTTATGAGTATGTTAATTGGAACAGGACAAGTAAATGTAATTTTCCAAGCATTAATGGGAACAGCTATTGTTGTAGGAGGTTTAACATATTATACCCTAACTACCAAGAAAGATTATTTACAATATAAGACAATATTCTTTTGGATACTTGTTGGTATAATTATTGTCTCAGTAGTTAATATTTTCTTAGGAAGTTCTTTACTATCTTTGGTTATTTCTTGGGTGGTATTAGCAGTTTTTAGTTACTTTATTGTAGCTGATACACAAGAAGTGTTATATACAGACATTACTCCTTTGGCAGCTGCTATGAGTTTATATTTAGATATTCTGAATATTTTTATAGCACTAGTGAACATATTATCTAATAAGGAATAAAATGAAAACAGTTTTTGTACTAGGTAGATATTTAGATGAATGAGAAGTAATGGGAATTTTTGATTCTTTAGAAAAAGCTTTAAGTAACTTAAAAGAAGGGTAATTTTTGTAGCTGAATTACCTTTTAATGAATTATACCCTGAAGAAAAAATGTACTTACCTTCTTATTAATTATTAGAAGGTAAGATTTATAAAGTGTCTTATAATGGGCATATATTAGAATTAATAAAGGATTTAGATGTTTGATGATATTTTAGATATAGGTACTGAAATTGCTGTAGGTACACTTACAGGTGCTATCGGTGCTAAAGTTGGTAAAGAAATTGCAGGTACCATAACTGATGATGATAAAGATGCTCAAATTTTTGGAAGTGTAGTTGGTGGTTTAGCTGGTAGTGCTTTAGGTTTAACAGCTTTAGATAGTTTTGATGATGAAGAATAAGGATAATAAATGAAAGTGTCTGAAATCAAATCTATGCTTGGTTTTGGGATAAAACTACCAAATAATAGATTACTGTATTTATTTTCTAAAATCACAGTATATGCCAATAGCGGGAGTAGTGTTTCTTATTGTCTTTTTACATTATTAGATGAAAATAAAGGAACAAAATGAAAGTATATTTAGAAAGAAAAGATTTAATTGAAAGTTGTAAAAATTTAAAAGTAAATGAAGTAAAATTTGAGCATTTTAAATCAGAAATAAGAGCAGCTATTTTAGTTTCAGATGTAGTAACTTTTGAAGATAACAATGAAGTTAAAATAATTAAAAATAGATTAGGATAAGTCAGGTTAATAAAATATGGTAAAATAATAAAATTAATACCTTTTATAATATAATTAAACATAAATAAAAAGGAGGAATATAAATGTACTTAACAACTAAAAGTAATCTAAAATTGAATAAATTGTACTTTTCTATTATAGATGAACTTTCTTTTAGAGTTAAGAACTTATATAATTCCGCTCTTTATGAAATCTATAATCATTATG